GTATATTCGTTAGTATTATCATCAGGAGTAATATCAAACCAAGTAAAATCATTTGCCATCTCTACAGGAGTTGGTTTTATAGTTGTCTTATAATGTAATGCAGATTCCCATTTTTGGATAAAACTTTTTAATTCTTTTGGTTTAACTTCACCTTCATCATACCAAAGTTTAAGTTTAAAAGGATAATGTAAACTTTTATATATTTCATTAACCCTCATAATTATTCTTTCTTGGTATCGTTCAGCTATAAACTCTGATAATTTTAACTTTAAACTCATATTAAAAAATGTATCCATATCACCCAACCTTTCTATCACATAAATCTGGTTTATTTTTATAATCACAAAACCTGCAGTTCTTATCACTTGGTACTTTATTATAAATATTATCTAAATTATATTCCCCATTATCTAAAAATGATTCATCAACAAACTGTTTAAACTTATTTATAACTCTATTAATACTCGGAGTTCCATTTGCAGGTGTAAATAACTGAACTCTTTTCTGTGGAAAATCAACCTTTTCATAAAGTTTTCTTTTTATAATAAAAAATTCAACATCAATTCTATCCATAGGAATATCAAACTGTTTAGAATAAAACTGTTTATACAATAATAACTGATTAGATTTATTCTTATCTGCTTTCATGTATTTATTCCACCCCATTGTGGAAGTCTTAATATCTATAATCTTTATTCTATCTCTAACAGTATCCTTTATGACTAAATCAAGATACCCAACAAACTTTATATTCTTTGGTAATTTATAATCCAAAGGAATTTCTACACCTAAAAGTTCATAACCACTTTTACTAAAATATTGACCTCTACGTTTTTTAACCCAATCTAATATTATTACACCATGATTATAAAATTCACTCATTTCTTCCTGAGTGCATTGTGGTTCTTCCCATTCTTTAAAGTTCTCTTTCATTCTTTCTACCAACATAGAATTCAAATCTAAATTGTCAGCAGCTTTAATAGTTTCTGTATACATAACCGTTAAGTATTTCTGTAATACTTCATGCATTGATGTTCCAAATAACGTATGAATATTACCTGTAAACTCTCTAAGGTTATCTATATAATTTAGCTTCCACTTATGTGGACAGGAAGACCATTGAGAAAATTGACTGTAGCTAACTACTTTCATTTACCCCATTTACCATTTATTACAATTCGTGCTATAATTCCATAAACAGATAAATCTGCAAATGCATCTTCTACTGGTTCAGCTTGACCTTCTGAATCTCTACGAATAATTAAATTAACTAATCTATTTACTTTATCATTAATTCTAACAGTTAAAGCAGTAAGTGCTAATTTAACTTCCTTTTCATTTCTCAATTCAGTTCCCATAGAAATATTATGAGGACCATAATCGTGTTGCTTTACTGCAAATAATTCATATTGCTCCCGTTGTATCCTTTTGAATTCGTCCATCATTGTAGGATATTCTTTTTCCATTATAGAAGTAACATCCAAGTTATCTTCTTTATTATTTCCATATGGTTGTTTATTTTTGGCTTCTTTTATCATCTTTGTCTTAGCCATTTTACACTCCTTCTATTTTATCTATTATTTCATACTCTAAACACTGTTTTGCCGTTAAATACAAATCTGTTTTTGTTTTTTCAGCCCAATACTCTCTAGATTTAGCAGATACGTCTGATAATATTTTATTAATAGTTTCATGTAATTCTTTTAAATGATCCGAAGATTTAAGAATATCAGAAACCTTTCCTTCTTCAAAAATAGAACCTTCATGAATCATTACAGTAGCATTTTCAGACATACTTCTATCTCCAGTTCCACATGCTAAAATTACAGCTGCTGCCGACATAGCTGCTCCATAACAACGTGTATTTACTTTAACATCAAATGATTGCATAAAATCAATAATTCCTAACATAGAATAAACATCTCCCCCATAAGATGATAATATTAAATTTATAGGTTTATCTGAATTTACTCTTCTACACACTTCAAATCTAGAACTTACATATCTAACATCAGTAATGTCTAATGAATCTGATAAGTAGACTACATTATTATGTAAATCTAAACCATAATCTAATTCTTTATACATTAATTGCAACTCTTTATTATTCATACTTTCTCCTTACTCGCTTATCTAAATAATACACATAAATGTGCTTTGATGGTAATTTTTTTACAAAGATATTAGGGTCTCCCGCATCATACCTTCTCTTAATTTCTCTACTATATGGACGTTTTCGTTGATTTAAGGAACGTGAATGCATTTCCTTTCCATCTACCATTAAAATACTGCCCTTTCCAGTCTTTCCTTTGTATATAAAATTTGAAGCCTTATAAATCACTCCACTATGTCCATGATGAGGATCTGCAAATGATACTATAACTTGAATATCTGTATTTTTCTTTAACCATTTTAATGTCTGTCCTATAAAATAACTTTCTGTATTTGTTGGAGTATCATCAATACATACTAACCTTCTAAGTTCATATATTCTAAGTGGATCATCAGGATTATACTTTTTAGCCGTTGCTGGCATTGAAGGCCATGCATACATCATAGCACCTATCATAGTTGGTAAACCAAAATTCCCTTCTTTATATAACCCAAAACAATTAGTACTTTGAACTCCATTTACATTTTGAGAATAATGATACTTTTCAATAAATGGTGCAATAGATCTACGAAGAACTTCTTCTACCGTAAAATCTCTAACTTTCATCGCAAATTAAGTTTCTTATATTCCTTAGGATCCACACCATAACTTTGTATTAGGGTTAAAAGATCTTGTTTACCTTGCTCTGAAAGATAATATATCTCTAAATAAGATATTGCTTCAGACTCACTTATTTCAAAGTGTTTTGCAACAAGATCTATTACCCATTGTTCATGATTCATATTCTTCTTTCCTTTTACATATTTTAAAAATTGATTTCTTCTTGGTAAAATATCTCTATAAACTCGATATAATTCTTTTGAACTTAATGGATATTTTTGAACTTCATTAACTACTTCTATCCAATCACTTTTCATAGATAAAAACCGATTAATCATATAGTTCGTCCAACTTTTTACTTCATAATCTTCATAATCTTCAAGTCGTTCCTTCCGACTCGTCAGTAGATCCTTTGTCCACGACCACGGTGCTTTCTTTTTTACGGAAGATCGCTTCCCACTTTTTACCCCACTCATCTACAGAGATACCTCTTCTGAGTTTATCACCTTTACCAGCCCCACTAACTCTCTTTTCCTTTTTAATTTTTGTTTCATTCTTTTTCTTTGACATTAGATAACTTCATCTATTAACCTATATTTTAAACAAGTGTTAGCATCCCATAGTAAATCATGTTTCAATATTTCATCTAACTTTCTCATTGGAACTTTTGTATACTCTTTATATACATTTTTAATAGTTTCCATCATTAAATCTAAATTCTTTTTCTCATCTTCTATTTCAGAATATTTTCCCCACAATGATGAAGATAATTGATGAATCAACATATAAGAATTTCTACTCATAAATCGCTTCCCACCAACTACTGAAATAAATGTTGCTGCACTCGCACTAAATCCATCTACATAAGTTTCAACAGGAACTTTACATCTTAATATCGTATCCATTGATGAAATACCAGCGGTAATTGAACCACCACCTGAATTTATGAGTATTTTAATTGAAGGTGGATTTATATCTAAATTATTTGCAAGGGTTAAACTTTTAGATTCCAACTCACTTACCTTTTTATTGAGTTCTACTGCACTTTCTCTATTCACACTAGCATAATAATAAATCTTGTTTTCGTGAACTGCTATGTGTTTTTCTGGTTTACTATCTTTGTGACCTGGTTGTACACCCTTTTTAGCAGGTGGTTTCTTTTCACCCCAATGTTTTTCTATCATTATTTTATAACTCCTAATAGTTCTATTACCATAGCCATAGCATTGATTTCTTTATCAACTACTACCGCATCCGATTGTTCATATTTTGCAAGTATCAAAATACACTCGGCAATATGTCCCTTACCATAACTATCTACTTCATCATATAGTAATCTAAATAAGTCTGCATAATCCTTAACTTGACTGTCTGCCAATAACTGACGAATGTTCTTAAATGCATTTTTCCTATCTTGTTTCTTTAATATTTCTAATAACTTTAACTTATAATCATTCTCTACTATACTCTGTTTATCTATTACCAATTCACCTTCTACTGA